TTGCGTATGCTGGGTATCCAGCACCCAGAAACGATGTTGGGCGCGGCGTTGCAATCTGTCGATGCACTGATGGTTCCATCTAGCGTGGACTTGGGCGTGGAGGAAACTGCCGTAAGCCGCCGTTTGTCACAGAAAGACATTGCCGCACTGCATGACGGTAGTAACTCCATGAAGCAGTTTGCCGACCAGTTTGGCAAAGACATCAAACAGAAAGACCGCACACCAGACGACGTTGAGCGTATTGCAAAAGATTATTTGACGGACATGGAGCGTTCCCCCGACAAGTACATATCTGCGCCAACAGAAGACTCGTTGGATTACAGGGCGCAAACAATCATGTCTGATGGCAAGCCGTTTGATATTGATAACCCGTTGCACTATGTTGAAGCAGACGTAACAACTTTTGCAGCTTTGCAAGCTTTGGATAACAAACGACTGCGGGTTAAAGAAGCCGAAGAAATTCGCAAACAACGCGAAAAAGATTTGAAGTCTTTGATACGGTTGATGGCAAGCAACACCTCATACACACTTGCTGAAAACGCGCTTGTGGCCAAAGCCGCTTCTAAATACGCGGTTCTGTCTGATAAAACTGGGCGCTTGAAGTTGGCAACTATTGCCGAAAACAATCGCCATAACGTCGCCGTTGTCAGCCTCGATGCTGCCGATGCAGTTATCCGCGAGTTACGTGCGGGTAAGAATTTAAAAGAAGCGTTTCTTGACGGAATGCAGATAAGCGCTGATCGCGCAGCCAAAGAAAACGAAACCAAAGAAGGTTGGCAAAAGTTTGACCAAGGCGATTACGATGAACAAGAAGCGAGACAACCAATCCGTGAAGGCGTGCTGGCACGTCCAATCAGAAAAGACGGAACGCAGCAACCATCAACCCGTGCGTTAAAACTCACAGCAATTCAAGATCGGATTATCGAAAATGAAAATGTGCGGCGCGGCGAAGCTGGTGAACCGTTGCTTGAAACGCAAGGCAACATTGATCCAACTATTGATTTTCTGGAAGATTACTACCGCATACTTGAAGCATCGCCAAACAAGAATGAAAGTTTGGCAATTAAATTGAGCAAAGGTTGTGCGGGCACACCGTGGTGTACGGCTGGCGAAAGCACAGCGCGGGGCCAACTTAAACGTGGGGACTTCTACGTCTACTACAGACAAGGTAAACCTGAAGTTGCTGTTCGCATGGACGGTAAAAACGATATTGCTGAAGTGCGTGGAAACAGCCCCAACCAAGCACTAAACAAAGAACAGCAAGAAATTGCTGCCGAGTTTCTTAAAAAGAAAAATTTTGCTAATGGGGAAGAGTACTTGAACGAATTTGCTACCAAAGAAAAACTTATCAAAGTTGCTCAAGGTAAAGCAGAGATAACACCTGACGATTTGGCAAACGCTGGGCGTTTGTTTGATTCTGAGGGTAAGTTAAATACGTTTACGTTTGAGCGTTTTTTCTCTTTCAGTACCGTGGACGGTCATACACGGCTTCGCCCAGAACCTTCTGACAAAGTTACTGAGTTCTTTGCAAAAAAATACAAAGTTGCAGCAGACGAAGCTTTTGAAAACGGTTATTTGTATTACAACTCAATTTATACATCTGACGTTAAAAACAACGCTCTTAAACTTAAGTTTGGAGACAAAACAAAAACGTTTTCTGTGGACGAAATAAAAGCTGTTTATATGTTGAGCGTTCTTAGCGGCACAAAAGAAATTACATTTCCAAACTTGCAGACAGTTAAGGATTTGACTACGTTTAATGAAGGTACAGTAAATTTGCCGCAAGCGCAAAAAATTGAAACGTTGTTTTCATATGCAAGCAAAAAAAATGAGCCAGCAAAAGTTGTTTTGCCAGCAACCGCGTACATAAACAAAATAAGAACTTCAAGTAGTTCAGAAACTTTCTTAATTGTAGAAGGCCCTAAACACATTGGCACAGTACAGTTTTACAACAATTTTGGCGCACTGAACATTAGCTTGCCTGACACGCTGTATGTTGAAGGTTCTACAAACTTTGGTTCTGTAGAAAACATGTTTTCTTACAAAATTAAAGAATTTTTAAATGCGTTTGGTGAACAAGCTGGTATTAAAAAAGCCAGTCAAGAGTTTGAACAACTTTATGAAGGGGACACAGGCGAAACTGAAGTTGGAGTTGATGTGCCTGACAACCTTAGTGCTTTTGGCAAAACAATGATTGACCGCTTTAATGCCAGCGCCAAACAAAAGTTTGGGGCAAAGCTTTTTAAACGTTTGGTGAGCGATAACGCTTTGCAAATTGCAGGAGAATCAAACGACCCGTTTGATTATATTGACGCATTTAACAGTAGTTATGGTGCGTATTTAGAAGAAGGCCAAAGATTTGGTGGCGGTCAGGAAGAGCAAAAAAACCTTGTTACGCTGGCAGAGCTGTTTAACGACGCTTATGAAATTCCAGCAAAAGACCAAATTAAAATACCAAAAGCTAGCGCAGACATGCCAAGCCGGATTGCGGACACGCCTCCTGTCCAAGAACTGGTTGAACGCGCAGCCGAACGTCCTGTATATGCCCGCGCTCAAGCCAAAGGGTTTGAGAACGAACTTAGTGTAGCAAGCCAAGTTATTGCCAAGCCCAAGACTATTGGGCAGCAGATCAACGCCAACCTTGGTTTGAGTTTCCGTACCCAGTACTTGGACAGACTGGCTCCCTTGCACAAGGTAGCCAAGGATATGCTCGAGCCCTTCAAGGGCATGCAGATGATGCACTATTTGCTGGCATCCGACCAGCGCATGTCTTATGTTCAGCAAGCTGTTGGCAACGGCGTGCCCCAACGTGTGGCGTACAAGCGTCCTGATGGTCGCACTGAATACATTGTCGAAAGCGTTGCTGGTGCAAATTTGGCCAACGTGGTGCGCACATTAGCTAAGGCCCCGGGCATGAACGGCGAAGCGGCCAACCAGTTGTTCACGCTGTATTTGTTGGGCAAACGTGGTGACCGCGTGGGCTACGACAAACTGAACTTTAGCGTCAACGCCGACTTAATCAAGGGTTCTGTTCGCAACATTGAGAGCAACGAAGCTTTGCGGGATGTGTTTGAGGAAGCGCGTACCGAGTACAACAAGTACAACAAAAACCTGATGAACTTCTTGAAAGACACAGGCGTACTACCCCCAAGCGTTGCCGACGAGCTGGCCGCTACTAACGACTACATCCCCTACTACCGGGAGAGAAACGGCAATGCCGAGTTGGTGATTGGCAAAGAGGGCACATACAAGATTGGCAACCTTGCCGACCAGCCACAACTGCGCGAGCTGATTGGTGGCGAAGACAAGATTCTTGACTTTGCAACAAGCTCGATACAAAACACCTCCATGATTTTGGACGTGGGCTTGCGTAACTTGGCAGCAAAGAATGCCATGTACGAGTTGGTTGGTTTGGACTTGGCACAGTTCTTGGGCAAAGACATTGCCGCGCCAGACGTTGTTCGGTTTAAAGACAAGGGCGAAGAAAAGTTTGTCCGTGTTGCTACCGACACTGTTGGCATCCCTGCTGACTTGTTGGTCAAGGGCATGGAAGGCATCCCTGTCAACACCAACGCGCTGGTTCGGGCAATGGGTTTTGCGTCAAGTGTTGTCCGTAAAGGCGTTATGTTGAGTCCGCTGTATCCTGTTAGACAGTTGTTACGTGACTCAGTTGCCGCACCTTTGCTGTCCGGCGCTGATTTTGCGGGGCCTCTTGGCGCACTTAGAAAACTGGGTGCTGGAGAAACCAAGACCAAGTTGGAAACTCGTGGTATTACTGGGGGGCAGGTTTACACAGGCACCAACGAAGATTTGGCTCGCATTCTGAAAGACTTGATGGGTGGTCGTATGGGCCTGTCTCAGTTTGTTGCCAAGGCCGAAGCGATTGCGATGGAGGCAGATGCCGCCACGCGCCGCGCCCAGTACGACTCGTATATCAGGCAAGGTTTGTCACAGATGGAAGCCACCGTCATGTCGCTGGAGTCAATGAACTTCAACAAACGCGGGCTGTCCCCATCCGTACACTTTGTCTCCACAATGATTCCGTTTTTCAACGCTCAATTGCAAGGTTTGGATGTGCTGTGGAGAGCTGTTCGGGGTGATATGCCCATGAATAAGCGTCTGGATATTCAAGGCAAGCTGCTGCGTCGGGGCTCTCTTGTTATGGCAACCGCTGTCGCATATGCCCTACTCATGCAAGACGACGAGGCGTACAAGAACGCACGTCCTGAAGAAAAGTACGGCAACTTCTTTATCCGCATACCGGGTTTGGATGAACCGATCAGGTTCCCTGTGCCGTTTGAAATTGGCTACATCCTCAAAGGTATTCCAGAAGCAATAGTCAACACTATGGCATCCAAGCAAGGTGGTGAAGAAGCGTGGAAAGCATTCAAGAGTATTGCCATCCAGACTATTCCCGGTGGTTCGTCAATGATGCTGCCTGCGTTGATTAAACCCATAATTGAGAACACCGCAAACTACTCGTTCTTTGGTAGGCAAGAGCTTGAGACCAAACGGGAACAAGGGCTGTTGCCAGAACAGCGTTTCCGTGACAACACGTCCGAACTTTCCAAAGAAATCGGGGCTTTGGTTGGATACTCCCCAATCAAAATTGACAACTTGATTCGTGGTTATACAGGCACGATGGGCTTGGCCGCAGCGCAGGCGTTTAGTTTTGCCATGCCCGAAAAACTGGGGCCACAAGAAGCCACCAAGCGCCTGTCCGATACCCCGGTCATTGGCTCCATGTTCCAGCCCAACGATGCTGGCGGCATCATCAACGCTACCTACGAGCGCATGGAACAAATCATGGAAGTCAAGCGCACATACGATGACATGCTTAAGAGCGGGGAGACGGCTGAAGCCAGAGCGTTCTTGCAAGAGAACGTAAATGAAATTGCTTCCGCGTCAATTGCTGGCAATGCCAAAACGCAGCTCGCAAAAGTAACGCAAGCCATGAACGCAGTCAAAGCCTCCAGCATGTCGCCAGAAGAGAAACGCGCAACCCTTGACCGGTTACAGAAACTGCGTATCCAGATTGCCAGTTCTATGAGGAACGTGCTCGATAAAACCGCACCCCAATAAGGCCGTCCTGTATACACGGGACAGCCTTGGCATCGAACAGGCGCAGGGTCAGCGCCTTGTTCAAGCCTTCACGCTTGATGGCTTCCGTGTCGAGGCAGGGGACAAAGAACCCCTGCCCCTTCTCAACTTTGTCCCACGGGTACGTGATTGATAAGTGCTTCATCTGACTCCGTTACTTTGCGGCTGATGTGCATAGCCGACACCCTCATCGGCGGTGCACTGGTCTTGGCCATCATGTCCTTCTTGGTGACGTAGGAGACGGTGAACTCATCCTCCAGTTGACGCTTGAAGTTGGTGTAGCCAAAGCTCATGTTTGAGCAGAACGACTTGAGCATACGCTCCTCAATGAAGAAGTCCACATGGCCAGCAGTTACGCCGTGCTCGACCCGGCCCATAACTTCAGCGCGGGTTGTGTGCTTGTCCACCATCGAGCCGTCACCCAGATGCGCCAGCGGGCCAGCTTTATCGCCGTACTTGACCACCACAAACTTGCCTTGGTACTCCTGCACGAATGCGTTGAGAACGTCCTCGGCACTGCGGTGACCGCCCTTGATACTGGAGCGTTGAATGACGATGCGCTTGCGATAGCTGTCAATGATCTCGGTCAGGGGGAACTCAGCGATGTTGGCGTGGGTGCTGTTCATGATAATGCCTGCGGCGATGGCGCAACCGATACCGCCCATCCAGAAACGCTCGTCGTTGGGAGCCCTGTACTCGGTGTACATACGGCGCACAGTCTCGGGCACCAGTGTCTTGAGTAGGCCAATGTTGTCAACCATGTACTGCACCAGAGCCTCGCCAGCCACGGCGTAGTTGTTCTGCAAGCACTTGACGATCTCAATCTCATCGGCATCCAGCTCCAGCTTCTCGTCCATCACGTACTCAATCAGGCGGCGCAGTTCACCCTCGGACGAGTGCTTGCGTGAGCCCGTCAGGTAGTCCACAACGTGGGTGTTTGAGGACATGATGGCTGTGGACGACCATGTGGACAGGTTCAGCCGTTCCTTGTTGGCCCCCGACTCCATACGCTCCTTGCCGCGCCCCTCGCTCATACTGAACAAGAATGCAGGGAACCACTCGAAGTCGTCGCGGTTCTTGCTGGTGATCTCGTCCGTGATGAGTGGGTTGCTGTGCAGAAGTCCAAGGCGCTGTTGCATGGCCACAGGTGATGTACCCGCACCAGTGCGGTAGTGGATGGGGTGACCCCAGATTGAAGCCGCGCCATCGAGCGCCAGTGATTTGCCAGTACCCGACTCGGTCGAGGCGCAATGAACGGTCAAGCCGTGCAGTCCTGTGAAGCGCATCAGCGGTGAGCCAGCGCCCATGAGGATGATGGCCAAGTGATCCCACAGCTTCCTGCGCACCAGCAGGTTGATGAATTGCCGCCAGACTTCCAAGCTACCCGTGGGCCGCGAGTTCATCGTGATGTTCTCCAGCCCGGGCATGGGCACCTCGATGGCTTCCTTGCTAGCCGCATAGATTTTGCCGCCAAAAACGTAGGTGTCGTTGGGTTGCCAACCGTAGCTGGATGGCACTTCAATGGGTCGTTTTTCGCTGCTCATCTTCTCCACGCATGCTCTGATGTAGTCGTATAAATTCTTGTCGTTGCCTGAGCCAAATGCGGCCAGTACGTTCTGCTGTGCCAATGCTTTCACTGTCTCGTCCTTGCTGACAACTGATTTCTGGGGGAACGCTATGTCCACGGTCTTGTAGTCCCGCACGGCCAACATGTGCACAAGATGTTCACCGTTACTGCTCAGGATGTCCACAGGAAACAGGTCGTAGGGCAACAGCATGATCTGGCGTTTGGTGACCTGACCGTTGGCATCCGTGTCTTCCTTCTCCATGAACACCCCGCCACGTACACCATAGGCATAGCCTCGAGGCGCTTCAGGGCGCTTCAACTGCCTAGCTTCTTGGCCGTCCGTGGCGGGTAACTGAATGGTCGTTTCGGCGGTGACTACCGCCGTCTCTCGCCCCAACGCCAAGGGGTTGGTGATCTTCCCAAAGTGTGGGCACTCGTTACAGATGCCGGGGTTCTCTGAATCAAACTTGGTACAGGGGTACGGGCCTTTGATCTCAACCAGCTTCTGGTGCATGCGCTCATGTGGGTATGGGTGCAGGTCGGTCAACCAGATCGCAGCCTTCTCGCCATCGTTGCACTTCTGGGCAATGCTCAACCAGCCACGCCAGATCGGCTCCACACCGTCTTGGTCGGCGTTCTCGACGTACCACTCAAGCTGTCTGCAACCAACGCCCGCCTTGGTCTTCTTGTAGATGTTCTTGAACAACGTGATGCTGTTCTCAAACAACTTGACCGTGGTAGGGGTGTGGGGTGCGTCAGGGCGTTGACCGGGGAGAGCCAAGGGTGCGACTGCTGTTTGGCGTGGGAGTGCGGGCAGTGAGACAAGCTGTTGCTCGATGTGCTTGGCCAAGTCTTCAAAGTCAAACGTGTCACCAACAGCTAGTATGCGGACTGGACGCGGCGTAGCGTACTTGGCCTTGTTGTTGAACGTGCCGGGGAAACGTAGCACTCGGGCTGAGTCGGCGGTCACCGTCATGTCGATGCTCAAGCCTTCCTGTTTACACAGGCGCTTCAAGTTCTCGGCCACGGGCTTCCACTCGTCAACGGCTATGTCCTGCGTAAACGGCCAGTAGCAGTGCAAGCCACCACCTGAGTCCACGATGTAGGGTGTGCCAAGCAAGTCCAGACCAGTCTTGACCATGAAACCGTTGAGCGCCATTGCTGCCGCCTTCTTGGTGTCGTAGCCATCCATGTCAATGAACAGCGAGCGAATGAACCGAGCGTTGTCGGCTGTGCGCTTGCCTTTGGTTTCAAACGTTGACAGCGCAAAGTAAATGTCCTTGCTGTCGCCCCATTTGGTTATGGTCGCGGGTAGTTCATCCAGATATTGAACAAAATTGTGCTCCTTCTTTTTTGTAGTTAGCTCTGCCGCGCAATACAACCCGTTGTCCGGAGACGGCAAAACAACCGCTAGAAATTCAAGCGGGGTCATGGGTATCCTTCGGGTTTAAGAGAACAGGTCGAGCTGTTGGGGGTTGTGCGGTGGAAACTCTTTTTCAGGAGCTATGGCAGTGAAGCGGCGCAAGAGTTCAATTTGCCAGTCGATTGGCGCACCAAACTCGTTGTCTTCCATGTACAGGGCAAAGTACTTGATGAGTTCTGTGTTGGTTAAGGTGCGAGGCCGTAGTGTTGACATATTTTTCTCCATGCGTCGTCTGCTGAATGCGCTGATCTAAGAATTGTGAGAAGCGTCTCGACACGGTGCTCATACGCTGGGAAGATGTCGCCACCCTCGAACCAGTTGTAGACCGTCTGGCGTGACACGCCCAAGGCTTTTGAGATGCGAACAACTGAGAAGTTGTGATGCGCGGCCCATCGTCCAAGCTGGTTGCCTGAAGTCTTGGGCGCTCGCATGATCGCGTCAATTGTTTTTTGTGAGTAGGCCATATTGCGGGGGCCGAAGCCCCCTCCTCCTAGTTATTCATCGTCCCAGTCGGACACGATGTCGGCGAGCTTGCCCTTCTTGGCAGGCACGGCGGCGGCTTTTGGTGCTTCCTTGCGCACTTCAGGTTCCTCGTCAGCATCGGCCACGGGCGCGGCTTTGGCTTTCTTGGCTGGCTTGGCAGGGGCTTCGTCTTCCTCTTCCTCGGCTTCAACGACAGGCGGCTTACCAGCAAGCACCATCTTGGGAGCGTTGGCTTTCACGCCATCGCTTTGTGCTACGGTCATGACCACTGCCCGTTGTGCATCTTCGCTCTCGGCTTGCGTCTTGATGACTTCGTACTCGTCGTCGGTCAACCAGCGCACGGGCTTGAAGAACAACTTGGGGGACTCGGCCTTGGTATCAAAGCGCATCTCAGTCACGATCTGCTCAGGATTCACAGGCGGGTTCTGCACGGCCAAGTAGCGGGCGTATGCCTGCAATGGGCGCTTGTCGCCTTCTTCCTTACCGAACACCGAAGTGGCGGGCAGGGTCAACTGCATCACGTCGCCGGATGGGTTGTTGGCCAACACCACAGCCAAACGCTGTTGGTAGCGGCATGCACGGCTATTGCCTTGGCCAGAACCGGCTTGGTTCTTGGGGCAGTTCATGCAGGTCACTGCCTGTTTGTTTGCGGCGCTTGGGTCAGGACGCTCACCATCATTGCTCCAGCAGTCAGGGCCGGTGATGTTGTCGGCATCGTAGGACGATGCGTAGAAGATACGGCTGACCTTGGGTGCGGCTTTGACGATGATGACTTCCAGATGGCGGTCATCAATGGCGGCGACTTCCTTGCCACCAGCTACCAGACGGAACACACCACCTTTGATGGAGATGCGCTTGACGTTGGAGACGCTGCCGCCTGTGAGGGCTTTGGCTGTGTCGGAGAGTTCGTTGTTACGAGCGAATGCGGGAACGTTTGAGGGGGAAAAAAGCGTTATGTTTGACATATAAAACTCACTTGGTTGGTTTGGTGATAACGATGTTGAACTCCGAATGCGAGTTCAGTCCCGGTGGCAGAACCCCCGGGTTCTCTTCGAGAAACTGCGCCATGTTGGTCTGGGCGATGCGCTTCTCCAGCAACTCGATAGCGCCATGCTCAAGGATGAACTCCTTGAATGAACCCCAGTCGTTTGTGTTGTAGCGCGTCGATTGACGCATGGACACAGTCCCAAAGGGACTCTTTACAGATGTCAGGCCCATAGCCTTCATCTGGTCTTTGATTGCAAACTTGATCTCGTCTTGCGCGGCCTTGAGTTCTTCCAACTTGGTGTCGTACTCTTTGGTCATCGCGTCGATTTCAGTTTTGATCTTGCGGTAAATTTTTACCAGCTTATCTAGAGGAATTGTTTCTTCACTCACTTGCTTCTCCTGTTATTGTTTGTCTAAGGTTGGACATCTTACACACGAATTTCTGCTTTGCAACTCCTTTCATGAATTTATTTCTATCTCGAACATCTGGGTTAAAAGTGAGTTGTCGCTCACTTTCGCTTCAAGGGCTTTGAACATCTTCTTCTCGATGGGTGAGCCTTGAATGTGTATGACCGTGACTTTGTCTGAGTTCTGACCTTTGCGATCAGCACGCGCAATACATTGGATGTACTGCTCCACGCTCATCAGAGGGCCAAAGAATACAACCGTGTCTGCGGCAGTCAGGGTAATCCCGTGGGCTGTAGCTTGTGGTTGCATTACCAACACACGCGGGTCTTGCTCGTGCTGGAATCTGTGGATGATGCTTGAGCGTTTTGTTGGGGTGATGCCCCCGTGGATGCACTCGTTTGCAATGTTCTTCTTGGTCAGGTGCGCTTGGATGGTGTCGATGCTTGATCTGAACAGCGCGAAGATGATGACCTTGCGTGACGTCTCCTCCAAGATTTCTTCCAACACACCAAGGCGTGGGGCAGCATCGAACTCGACAACCTCTTTGTCGTCCGTGTACACAGCGCCGCAACTGATCTGCAACAACTTGGATACACCAGCGGCGGCATTGACCGCGCTGATTGTCTCGCCTGCGGCCTGCACCAGCATGCGATCTTTCAACAGGTTGTAGTACTTGGCTTGCTGTGGCGTGAGTGGGACTTCGCGTGTGGTTGTCAGCACTGGGGGCAAGTCAAGGCACTGCTCTTTGCTGAACCGAATGGCAGGTTGAAGCGCCTCATGCACCAGCTCAGCCGCGTTGTGCTTGGCCGCCCACTTGTACTTGGTGATCTTGTTCATGACCTTGTCGCGCCACGACGTGAAGTAGTTGGGCACTCCATCGGGGTTGACGATCTTGGCCAAGCCATACGCATCTGCGGGCGACTGCGATGCTGGAGTACCGG